CGACATGATGATCGACATTGAACCCTTGACAGAGAATCAAACCAGAGTGTTTGATGCTTATAAGGAAGACAAAAACGTCTATGCTTACGGCGCTGCTGGTACAGGTAAAACTTTCATCATGCTTTACCTGGCACTGAAGGAAGTTCTCAATCCTCTTACACCATACACTCGTGTTGTTATTGTAAGATCTCTAGTATCTACAAGGGAGATTGGTTTCCTACCTGGTGACCACGAAGACAAGGCATCTTTGTATCAGATTCCTTATAAGAACATGGTCAAATACATGTTCGAGTTGCCTACAGACAATGACTTTGACATGCTGTGGGGTAACCTGAAGACACAGGAGTCTATCAAGTTCTGGTCCACCAGTTTCATCCGTGGTACTACACTAGACGATTGTATTCTTATCGTTGATGAAGCACAGAACTTGAATTTTCATGAACTTGATAGTATAATTACAAGAGTTGGTGAGAATTGTAAGATCCATTTCTGTGGTGATGCTGCCCAGTCGGATCTTGTCAAGACAAACGAACGTAATGGTATCCTTGACTTTATGAAGATCCTTGCGGCAATGCCAGAGTTCGAATCAATCGAGTTCGGTGTTGATGACATTGTGAGATCTGGTCTAGTTAAGAGTTACATTCTTAATAAGATTGCACTTGGACTTTAATGTTTGAACATGTTGATATTGATCTTCCTAAACTAAGACGGAAGACTATTGATGGAGTAAGATATTATACTGTGGAGGATCATCCGATGGTGTCTATCACCTCGGTGACCTCCCATTATAATAAGGAGATTTTTAAGAAGTGGCGTGCTCGTGTTGGTGACGAAGAAGCAAATCGTATCTCAAAGAGATCTACCACACGAGGCACTCAGACACACGAACTAATTGAGTCACACCTGCTCAATAAAGAGGTTGTCTTTGAGCAACCTGGACCCAAGATGCTCTTCCTTCAGGCGAAGAAAGCCCTTAGTAATATAAATAGGATCTACGCCCTAGAGGAATCACTCTACAGCAAAGAGTTAGGTGTAGCGGGCACGGTTGATTGTATCGCAGAGTATACCGGTGAGTCAGGCGAACCTGAGTTAGCAATCATTGACTTTAAGACAGCAGCGAAACCCAAACCAAGAGATTGGATTGAGAACTATTTCGTTCAGGCAGCAGCGTATGGTTGTATGTTCTATGAACTTACAGGTATCCCGGTAAAGAAACTTGTGATCATTATGACCTGTGAGAATGGTGAGGTCGCAGTGTACGAAGAGTATGATAAAATGACTTATATGAAAAAACTAGTACAGTACATCCACAAGTTCGTAGAGGACAAACTAAATGAAATCAAAAAGTGAGGTCAAGTCGATCCTCAAAAGTAAATTCCTATGTCAAGACAAGTTTTCTAATGACATTGAGCAACTGGTAAAGGACAACGCCGGGATGAATTACATCGAGGCAATCTGTCATTACTGTGAAGAGAACAACATTGAGATTGAGAACGTAACCAAACTCATTTCCAAACCACTTAAAGAAAAACTTAAGTGTAATGCTACTAACCTTAACTATCTCAAGCGTACTTCGAGAGCAAGATTTGTTATCTAATGAACTGTATTATCTGCCTAAAGATTGGTGACGCATATTCTCCAGACTATGTTAACAATCTATACAAGGCAGTAAGAAAGTACACTGACAATGATTTTATATGTTTCACTGATGACTCCACGGGTATAGACCCTGGGGTCATTTGTCATACCATGCTACCTAGATCTTCGGAAGGATGGTGGCCTACATGGAGCAAGATTGAGATCTTTGGTAGAGAAGAACTGAGATGGTATGATAAGAAGGTATACTTTGACCTTGATATGGTCATACAAGGAGACATCACACCTATACTGAATCATGATGCCGATTGGGCAATGATTCGTTGTAAGTGGAAGGGCATTAAGTTTAGAATAGATCGTCCTAATGTTCCATACCTCAACAGTAGTTGTATGGTATGGAAAGACATCTCCTGGATCTATAAGAAGTGGGAGTCTGACTGGAGAAGTATCGTAAAGAACTACATTGGTACAGATGTGTGGTATCATAGAAATAAGATTACCGCAACATGCCTACCAGATTTCTTCTACAGTTACCGGGAAGGAGATAGACCATCTCATTACTGGGAGAATAATTGTCAACCACACTTTGAATACATGCCAGACTATTTGGTCTGCTTGTTCCATCAGGAACCTAACATTCATGAACTAGATTATGAGCACGTCTTATACAAGACCTGGAATGACACCCTTTGATACTTACAAACAGTACCTTGCTTTTAAGCACCACTTTACCAAACCAAAGTATGATTACTTTCGGTATGCTGGTAAATCTCGTGCTAGCTTGGACTCGTTTTATAAGAGAAAGGATCGTTATTTCTTTGAGAAAACTTCGAGGAAGTACAATGATGATGAGGTCAAGGCATTCTTCCTTGCCAACTTTGTAGAGACTGACAATCCAGATGGTCTGTGGATTGGTACAATCATTCGTAGTGGTGAAGGTAGTTACAAACGTTGGCAGAATCGTCAGCAGAGTTTGTACTATCAGTACACCCAGCAAGTTAGTAAATTACTTGACGAATATTCACTTACTGATCTGTTTACTTGTAAAGGTCACCCACCTGTGCTAAAATCATACCTGGCAGGTGAAACCAGTATTGAGACGATGGCAATCCTGGACAAGATTCTGGGGTATGCCAAGGACTTTGACAAGAAACTGTTAGATCCTGTCTGGGAAAGGGTCAGTCTCAAAATTAAAAAATATGAACCCTTTCTAAATATCGATGTATTCAAGTATAAAAAATACTTGAGGGAGCAAGTCAATGAGTAAGTTTTTTGACTCTTCTATTATCCGTGAGGAAATGGAAGAGATTTTTAATATCCAGAAGGAACTATACCAGGTGATCATGCAGTTCGGGTCTATGGACGACCAGGAGAAGCGTGAGCACATGGAGAAACTAAAGACGCTCCTGGACAAGCAAGAGGTCATGTGGACCCGTCTATCGCTGTCTGACGACCCCGAGGCGATAGAGATGAAGGAGAAGATCCGAATGACATCCGCAGCTATGGGATTTAAGAACGTTGACATGAACGTTATCTTTAGAAACATGCGTAACACACTAGATAACCTAGCAAAGCGCCTTGACACGCCCTAAATACCAGAAATACACCAGATATATGCTGTCTACGGAGTATCGACTGCGACTGGAATACATTTGTAATCGAATCGCAAAGGGTGAAGAAGTCCAGTTATCTGACATGATCTGGGCGGACAAGTTAGCAAAAGCGAATAGGTCAGCAGGCGAAATGCTACGTAAGGCACGTAGAATAGCAGCAAATCCAGACGTTCCGAAAGGGGGTCTCGATGATTTTTTGAATCAGATGGACCTGGGTGATCCAGATCCTAGCAACCACAAGACCAAGTTTGAGGGAGCAGAAGACATCGCAGACTGGTTTAAACAGGATCGAACTGATGACTGGAGGCAAAGGGATTAGTGAATGTAACACATCGTTATGATCCCTGGCACTGTCTGGAGGTAGAAGATTTTTTATCTCCCGACAGGTTTGAAGAGATAAAAAGACTTGCCATGCTTGAGTACGCTGAGTTTGAAAAGACTGGCGTCAATTCTGTGTATACTGACCACAAAACAAAAGAGTATACATCGAGGAGTAAGTACACAAGATTTTTAACTGACGATATTGTACCCGAAACTAATCAGTTCTTCCAGATGTTACCAGAACATAGGGGTTACACAGGAGAACTTAAAAAGTTAATTCACTGGGCAATTACTCCAGCAAATTACAACTACCCCACACACATTGATAATGCGTCAAGGATAAACACCTGTACGTATTACATTTGGCCTGAACATGAGACTGGAACTATTCTATGTAAGAATCCCAGTAAGAATGACGACGGAGATCATGTAAAGGCTGATATTGACAGCGAGTATGAGGTAGAGGTAGAATGGAAACCCAACAAACTATTTGTCCATAACAGTGTCCCAAACAAAACCTGGCATAGATATGCCAGCAAGACACCCAGAATAGTTTTGTCGGTTTTTCTAGTTCAACCAGATTTAATCAGGTCTAATAGGAACCAACATCAATATCTTCTAGACCTATGAACGAAGACACTGATCCATTGGAAGAGTGGTGGGAAGACGAATGGCACGTCACCATCAAGATGCCTATAGAGGAGATCCGTCTCCT